GTATCCAATGACCATGAACTTTTGATGTCAATGATGAGGTCATCTGTTATGATGTCACAACAGCCGCTCATGTACTCATTTTCAACTCTGATTGTGTTCTTAGTGTAGTTTGTGAATCTTACGTTATTGAGCAGGTTGATACCCTCATGCTCCCACTCAGTGCCTTTAATCATTGGCTTAGTCTTTATCTCTGTAGTGTATCCAAAGAAGTCCTGTTTTGCAATCTTACGAATCTCAGACTTAGCAGTCTCAGACAATGGGTCAGACTTACTCCTTGAGTTGGTCATGAGCTTACCTAATTGTGATGGTCTCCATTTCATAGTTGTGCCTCCTGTTCTTTAGTTAGGTTGAACTGAGCTCTCAACTTCTCAACAGTGTACTCACCGGCTGCAATCTTAGTCAATGCACCTGCAAATCTATCTGCAGATAATGTCTCTTTAACTGGTTGTTTAACTGCCTGCTCTGCCATATTTGCATCATCATCTACTGACTGTAAGCTCATACTACTTTGCAGGGTGTATCTACGAAAATAAGTTATGGCCGATCCCATCTGCTGGGGTGTTAAGTTAGTTGGTAACTCCATGCATGACTCTATCATGGTGCCTGAGTCAATGTCAATGATCTGAGTGCAGACATTATTACCCTGGATAGGCTGTAATAATAGCAGACCATTTTCTAATAAGATAGGCTCAACAGCATCTATCAACGCATTGATGTCGGCATAGGCTTTCTTAAAGTGTGGATTAGTTGCATTCTTAGTTACCTTCCCAATGGCTAACTTTGCCCTGTGTAACTTTTGGTGTAGAGTTAGGACTCCCCCTAACTCATTCAGCTCCTTGATTTTCTCAGTGGCTGTTTTGATTTCTTTTGTCATAAAGTGGTTATTATTATTTTCTACAAATATAAGTGATTTTTGCATATATACAAATTAAAGTTATTAACAGATGATTGTTAATTCCTCCCCAGTGAGTGCAAAGTATAAGTTTTGGAGCTGGTGAACGTACTTAATTTCTTTATACCAATCACCATACTCATTGAAATAGAAATGACAATATAAACCATCTTTTGCATCAATATCATATCCACCTATTTGAAATAAATCCTCAAATTCACTATATTGAATGCCAAACTTCAACAACCATTCTTTGTTTATTGGTATCCCTTCAAAGCAATTTATCAACCTCCATGACTTAGATGAGTAGATATATTCACTTTCAATACCATCAACCAACCATGATATTTTGTGGCCTATTCCTTTGACATAGTTACCAACTCTTAGATCATTCGATTTCAAACTCATATCTTATTTTTTTATTTGTTTTTCTAATCCTGCGTTTCTTAGCCTTGATATACACATCATATCTGACTAATGGGGATGGCTTTGCTTTCATAATTTTTCAATCTCTTGTTTAACCTCATTCAAATAGTTTCGTTCACTCTCACAATACTTACCTAATGAAGTGTTGATGTCAGTGAATGGAAGTACTAAAATCATCTGGTCCACTGTGTTCAATGCACATTGTTTGGCTGTGCTTTTAAATAATGTATGTATTGGATGTGAGCATCCAGTCTGACTAAATGGATTGATATGCATGGCAACCAATTGCATTGCTTTATCTTTAGGATTACTCATAATCCAAGTGTAAATGATTCATACCACTCAACAAAGCTATCAAAGTCTCTCACAATGATATACACTCCACCTGCTCTCTCAATGGCTGCTTGATATTCCTTTTGTGCATCTGACTGTCTATCCTTGCCATACTTAATCTCTATCTTAACTGACCGCCCTCTTATAGTTGCAGAGATGTCTGCAGTTCCTTTGGTGCTTTGCCCAGGTGTCCACTTGCCGGGGAGTTGTTTTGTGTGAGCCATCATACCTGAGCCAACTTGTATCTTAGCTCCTTCCCTGTACTGACCTTGAGATGAGATTCTCTCTGCTTGACCTCCCATGAACTGGATCCATGCAATGACACATTTTGTCAAGGCATTGGCATTGTTATCATTCCATTCTGTTTTAGGGATGTAAGCCTCTGGCATGTTTGGGTATTTCAGTTTCAAGCTCTCCATCATGAGTGCATTGAGTTTGTCTTTGTTAGATCGTTTCATTTTTATGTATTTTATTATGATGACAATTATAGCAAACTGATATCAATTCAAACATTAATTCATTTTTCCAATTAGCATAAGTCAAATGATGTACTTCTGTTGCTTGAGATTCAAGGCAACCTTGACATAGATAATTATCTCTTTTTAAGACTTTTTGTCTTATACTCTTCCATTGTGGTGTTTGTAAATACTCATTATGTTCTTTAAACCAGGTATCTCTTTTTTCTTGTGATTGTTTTTGATACTCCTCTTGCTGTTTTTGTTTTTTTTTCTCGTGGAATGGTTTTGAATATTCATTAAAATATCTATTATAAGATGGTCCATTATCCTCTAATGATTGACTAAATTTTTTAATTTGATTATTTGATATTTTTTCTTTTAAATTTTCAACCTCTGAATGTTTTAATGATCCACCAGTTGATTTTATTCCACATGTTTGACATTGTTTGTATAACATTATCCTGCCTGTTTCACTTAGTTTGTAAACATGTTCATAATAATGTTCCTTATCACAGTTGTATAAAATCCATTCATTTCTCCAATCTTCATAAGATAATTGCTCATTTAAATCTAAATCTATTACATAAGTTTTCATATTAAAAAGGTGTTTCGTTTATAGGTGTAATATTATCCCAAACATCTGCAGGTTTTTCCTCTTTGTTTGGCTCTCTAATTATCATTTTACCAATACCTCCTGAGTAGGATGTTTCAAAAATAAACTTATTGAACTCACAGTATTTTTTTAGATTTCGAGTCATTAAGTTTTGACTTATATTTCTTTTCCTTAACTCTGGGAAGTTATCCATTAGGTTATCATAAGTGGATTTGATACTTATATATTCATTCTTTACAAGGCCAGCAAAAAAGATATTCATTTCATTACCTATCTGATCAATCAATTTTCTGTAGTCAAGATTCTTTAATGGCATGTCAAGTAAGCCCTCTTTAAGATATATGCTAATACATTCCATCATATAGTTGTCAAAGTTGGCCCACTCATCATCTGACCATTCATTGAATAGCTCATGTCCAAATTCCATTATGGGAGTATAAGTGTCATTGAAATAAGAGCTCATTTCAACCTCATATTTTCTGGCATTGAATGAGGCACTATCTCCCTGGATGGTGTAATTGGTTGTGATTATAATTTTAGGTGACTCAGTTACATCCAATTTAATGCTGTCCTTACCTTTGTACTCTATTGTAATCCCCTCTGTTATGACACTAAATAGATTCTCAAAGTTAAATGACTTTCTAACATCATCAAATACTAACACTTGACAGTCTGTTGATACACTTTGATAAGGGAATGATTTGTTAAAATCAAAGGTTTTACCATCTAATGCTTGTACTTTTCGGAGTTGTTTGAGTGCATTCCAAAATAATCCCTTCCCGGATCTTCCATTTGGGCTGTCAGAAATTACCTCATCATTGAATATTATAGCTTTGTTATTGCTGTTTGTCTTAAATGAGTGCAGTAAATAACCAATTACAGTCTCAAATGCCTTATATTTTTTCTCATCTTGACCGGCAATCTTCCAGATAAACGTTCTATATTCAGACAAATGGTGATCAGTTGGATAATAATCTCTGTTAATCACCTGGTCTCTCCAAATTGCCATGTTTACATCTGAATAACTTATTACCTCTTTATTGTCTTTGGTCACTTTTACAATGCAATTCTTATAAAATAAGTAACACTCATCCTTAGTATCCTTCAAAACATCAATAGGTTTTGATTTTAATAGGCTTAGATAGTCTCTTTTAAAGAATTTCAAGTTACCTGTCATTAGATTGAACACTCCCTCATCACATTGATTCTCTTCAATCCACTCAATGACAAAATCTTTGATGTCCTTTTCATAGATTAACTTTAAAAATATACCTTGTTTCTGAATAAAATCAAATGTACTGCCCTCATTAGGTGAGTTTTTAAAGAAATCATGTGACTCAAGGAAGTCTTTAAAGCGTTTATTATTCAATGAATAGTTACCTTTCTCATTCTTACTCCAAAACTCCTCATTATCCACCATGTTAAACCTCTTGCGAAGCTCATCCTTTGCTCTCTTCCAGTCACCATCATACTTTAACTCAGTGAGGATGTTAAATGGGGAATAGGCCTGCCTTGCTGTAAATGGTTGGCAGGATAGATCCTCTGAAAAGATATAAAACATCCCTGTATAATGTCCAAATGTAGCAGAGAACCCCTCTTTAATATCTTTATTTGGTCTGGTCCAATACTGTACATCATCATTTCTGGTCTCACAATACTGCCAGCCTGCTTTTGCAAGTAAATCAATAGCCTCTGATTGAAATTCAAGGTTATATTTTCCATCCGGTGTGGTATCCTTCCATGACTCTGCCCATTTCTTATTTGGATCTGTTCGTTTTGACTTAGATACTATCTCTTTGTACTTATTAAATGAGTGAGCAAAATCCTGAATAGTCTGCACCTCATCAATCCCTTCCAATGCAGTGAGCTTAACATACTCTGGCCCCATGATATGATCATAACCTGCACTTGGCCAACAACAAACATACTGACCATTACCTCTAATCTCAATCATTACTGACTTAGTCTCCCAGTAAGCATAAGTTTTACCACTCAATACCTCATCTTTGTAGATAAAATAAATGTGATATCCTCCACCTGCAGTCTTATAAATGGATAACTTTCCCTCCTGAATAAGACCTTGAATGTAAGGGATCTTAATATAGCTTTCAAAGATGTTTGTAATTGGCTCATCCTTATGAGCGTCAAAATCTAACACATAAAAACCATCTGATACCTTACCACAGGCTATCCCTATTTTGGTAGTATCAACATCTGTAAAAAGTTTATCAATATGATCTTCATTAACAAGTTCATATAAGTAAGGATGTCCTGACTTAAGGTTTGGAGCTTTAGTGTGTTTCAATGGAAGTGGATTAAATCCATCCATTAGTAAATCATAGGCATAGTCTTTTAGAATCATAACTGTTTTTTTTATACACTGTTAAAATAAAATAGGGGGAAAAGGAACAGTGTAACCTTTTTACTGGGCAGCTAACCGCAAACCCCTATGCAAATTTAAAAATAATTTTAATAGAAAAATAGAAATATTCAGAAAAAAAATATTTCTAAAATATTTCGGTTGTAACTTATTTAAAATCAAACTGTTAAATGCACTTTGTAAAAATAGAAACTTTTTTTTCAGAAAAAAATAATTTGTTTTTGCTATTCGTTCATAGAGCGTATAGGGGTAAAAAATATTTCTTTTTTCTAACTACTTAATAATGTGAGTTTTAACCCGTAAAAATTAAATTTTCAAGATATTTCAAAAAATAAATATTTCGGTTTTGACCATAAAAAAATCCCCTGAGCTCGTTTGCAAAGGGGATCTTTTCGTAAGTATAATAATAATAATCAAATATGACTCTCCAAATTTAATTCTTTATAAAGATTATTTCTCAATCTAAACTTAATTTTTTTCAACACTGGGATGGAGTAACATCCCATGATGTCATCAACCAAACTGTAATTATGATCTAAATTTTCAAATAATAATCTCTCCTGTTCAGTGTGCTCAATGTAGATACTGTCATTGATTGACATAAAATCTTTGTGAATCTTGATGCCATACATGATAGTTGCATGATCCTTTTTGAATATCTTACCTATCTCCTGTAATGTTAATCCATTGTTGCGAAGTAAGTTTGATAAATAAAATCTTTTGTAAACCAGATGCCGGTATCTATCTTTTGAATTCAATTTATTCTCTTCAATATACTTTATTATCTCTTCCATATTTTTCCTGTTATAATCATAATTAAACCAACTGCAACCAGTAGCAGTGCCATCTTTGCCTCCTCTGCCATATTAACTAAATTTAGTTGTGTAATAAATAGCTTTGTAAGCTAAGATTAATCTTGTTGGGTTTTTTACTGTCATGCTATTTGTTTTTGTTGGTCAAT